CTGATGAACTACATTTGCCGCAATGGTTCAAGGAGCTTCCTTTTGATGATACTGAAATGGAATCTACCGTCATTGACGGCAAAATAGACAATCTATTGGGTGTACTAGATTGGGATCTAGCCAGTGCAACACATACAGAAAATACTTTTCAATCGTTGTTTAGCTTTGAATGAAACTTAGTAATCTAGTCAGTGTCAGAAATCGTCTACGCGAACACAATCGCGATCGCCAGGCTTACAGCGACTTTATGACCAGAGCCAACTACAGTCTACAAACCACATTGGCTCTGCCTAGCATTAGAGAGATACACGAAGTCAGTCAGGCCAGGCAGCTACGTGACTTGGACCAAAGTTTGCAAAATTGGTATGACAGTGTGGATCGTATTGTGAATGATATCAATCGAGAAATTGACACACACAGTCAACGATACATGAGCGAAAGCGAGAAGCTTTGGTTTCGCAACCCCAAAGATAGAGAAATTTTACCGTTGTCCTGCGAAGCCGAAGATCGACGTTATATCAAAGAACGCTGTGAGCTGTACAACGATTGGCGGTTTCCTGGTGTGCTGTTTGGTGCTACCGATCAGTATATTATTCAAGCTCTTACTGGACTTGACCCACTGTACATCGTTGACACTTCGCATGATAGAATTGACAACACCATTGAGCAGTTTAATGAACGCTATCGTTATCGAGTAAGAAAATACATCAACAAACGCACAGATCAATTGGCCAAACTGCCAGAAAATCAAATTGGATTTATCATCAGTTACAATTGGCTAAATCATCAACCCTGGAGTCAAATCAGAGCCGCACTTGATCGCGCACAAGAGTTGTTACGACCTGGTGGCACGTTGGCCTTTACCTACAACGACTGCGACAATCACTACGGCGTGCTTTGGTTTGAAAGTCAAGGCACTGTCAGCTATGTCACAGGCACAATGATACGCAACTATGCTATCAGCCGTGGTTGGCACATAGTCAATGATTGGACTGATGGTATCAATCTACACTGGTTAGAACTGCGCAAAGAAGGCGAGTTGTCGACTACCAGAGCCGGACAGACATTGGCTAAAATCCATGCAGATCCCGAAAGCGTCAAGAAGTACATTGAACAACAGCGTGTTAGTGAACGCGAAGCTCTCAAACGTCAACAAGAATTAGAAAAATTGTTCAAAGAACTAGATGCCAAACAACAGGTTGAAGCAGCAGCCGCAGCCCGGGCCGAATATGAAAAACTCATAATAAGAGCTTTAGAATTAAACATTTCTGATCCAAGAGCCTACGAACCCGGAAAGTTGCGTCGTATAGTTGAACGTCGTGAAATTATTGCTCGAAACAACAAACATCCTCTGCCAAAACGATAATCTGTCGTTGACAACAGTCGATCTAAATAGTATACTAATCACATTAACCTTAAGGAAATTCTATGAGAGATTATCTACTTGATCTAGTCAGTCATACCTATGATTTAGGTCTAATCAACCTTATCAAAGTCACTGCCGATGACAAAGCCACTGCTATCGAAGCCATTGCCGAAGACAAAAGCATTGTACTCAATGGTCGATTCCACAATCCCATTGCTGATTTTGTCAATACGTTTGGTATGCCCAATCTAGGCAAACTAAAGATTATTCTAAATCTACAAGAATACAAAGAGAATGCCGATATCACAGTGATACATCAGGAGCGTAACAGCAGTCAAGTACCAGTAGGTCTGCACTTTGAAAATGCTACTAAAGACTTTCAAAATGACTATCGTTTTATGACTCCAGAAGTGATCAACGATCAATTGAAAACAGCAAAGTTTCGCGGTGCTACTTGGCACTATGAATTTGAACCAACCATGGCCGGTATTCAACGATTGAAAATGCAAGCACAGGCCAATGCTGAAGAAAATACTTTTGCTATCAAGTGTAACGGCAAGGAACTTAGATTCATTTTTGGTGACCACAGCACACATGCCGGCGACTTTGTGTTTCATCACCTTGACAGCAAATATGCATTGAAGCGCAATTGGCAATATCCAATTAAAGCAGTAATCAGTATTTTTGATTCTATTGGTGACAAAGTAGTTCGTATCAGCGATGATGGTGCCATGCAGATTACAGTAGATTCAGGACTTGCAGAATACAACTACATCCTGCCAGCACACAGTAAATGATCGAACAAGACGATTTCACTAGCAAGCAAAACGATTACGCTGTGTTCTTGCCGGCTATATCGGGCTTCTACGCTACCTATATAGGAAAGCAACGTGTTAACAACGACTTTGTTAGTCTGTCTCGTATGCCTCAGGCACTACAGGACATGGAGCAACTCAATTGGCTCAACAGCCAAAAAGGATTGTTCCCCTACCGCTGGAGTCTCTACTCTGCCGGACACGCCGACCTAGATCTCAGCAAGCCGGCACCAAAAGAGGACATGGTGCGTAATCGTGAAGCTAACACTATCATGTTGGCCGACTCTGGTGGATTTCAGATTGCCAAAGGTGTATGGCCAGGACGCTGGGCTGATACCAAAGACAAAGCCGCAGAAAAGAAACGCGAACAAGTGCTCAAATGGCAAATGGGCATAGCCACGTATGGTATGACCATGGACATACCCACATGGACTTATCGCGACCCAAAGGCCGCTGCTGCCTGTGGTATTTTCAGTTATGAAGATGCTGTCAATGCTACCAAGTACAACAATGAATATTGGATCAACAATCGCTATGGTGAAACTAAAATTCTAAATGTACTACAGGGAGGCAATCATGCCGAAGCAGATCATTGGTATGATCTAATGAAAGACTACTGCGATCCTAACAAATACCAGCGTCACTTCAATGGTTGGGGCATGGGTGGTCAGAACATGTGCGATGCACATCTTGTTCTCAAACGCCTGGTTCATTTGATACATGATGGCCTGTTAGAAAAAGGTGTACATGACTGGATGCACTTTTTGGGTACCTCCAAACTTGAGTGGGCGGTATTACTTACAATCATACAACGTTCGGTTAGGAAGTATCATAACTCCAACTTCACTATTAGTTTTGACTGTGCTAGTCCATTTTTGGCAACTGCCAACGGTCAGCTGTATCATAGTATAGTTCTAGAAAATCGTAGCAAGTGGGGATATCTAATGAGCCCCACTGCCGACAACAAGAAGTATGCCACAGACAGTCGTTTGTTTGGTGATGCAGTTAGACAGGACAAGATCCACGAACAGTTTGAAGATTCACCTATATCTTCGCGTATGAAGATATCCGATGTGTGCATTTACAAACCTGGAGATCTTAACAAGATTGGCAAAGAAGGTCGAACATCTTGGGACAGTTTCAGTTATGCTTTGCTAATGGGGCACAATGTTTGGATGCACATAGAAGCAGTACAAAGAGCCAATCGCACTTATGATCAAGGTATCAAACCTGCCATGCTAGTACATCCATTTGGCACTGAATATGATGTTGAAACTGTAATTGATCGTATTTTTGCTGCCAAAGATCGACAGCGTAGTCTACAAATTATCGAAGACAATGCCAAGGTCTGGGAACGAGTGGTTGGCACACGTGGCTTTACTGGTAAACGTGCGGTCAATGCACATAGCCAATTTAACAGCCTTTTTGAAACCGAGTCAGACGATATTGAAATCGAAGATGATCTAGATCCAGACAAACTAGAGGCACTGGAAAATGATAACCAATAGACCATACTCAGAATCAAACGACGACCCGGTATACTTTTTTCTAGGTCGAGAAGTAGAGCGTACTCCAGCATTTGATAAACTAACTTTGTTTGTGGTTGGCGTTCGTAAGGTCGAAACAATTGAATCGAAACTGCAATCAACCAAAGCCGAGTGTTTGTATTTTGGTGCCAACCAAAGTTTCGTACCAACGCAGGAGTATGCTGACTTAATCTACTATTTTCTTAATCAAGGTATTGTATGTACACTAGACTTTGACGTTGCACATGTAGATTGGGTAGCATCACAGGGACTATGCGGACATCCTGGATTTGTTCCGATGATATCAGTCAAGCTTCCGGCCTTGACAAGACTAGGACGTAATGCTACAATTAAGATTGATGACATTGATTTTGCTGCTACCAACAAGGGAGTATGGTGTCATAATTTAGACAGTTTAACTGTGTCTAGTGCATTCACTGATTGGTCAGCTTATCGCAGCGACCAAATTTTATAATGAGGACTGAGATGAAATGGTTTGACCGTTGGTTTATACGTAAATCAAAGTGGGCTTGGGAAAACAAGCATCTGGTTCACAACGAATATCAGACTATGGAAGCAAGTCGAGGCATACCAATTGAAGATGATCCACATGCAGTCAATGACGGGCTACGAATCTGCGTAAAAAAGGTCATAGGCGGATCTTTGGTTTCGTTCAGACACTATGATAGAAAAATGGATCGTCACGACACTGTTACCTATATCATTACATCCGATCAAGATTTCAATCTTGAGCTGGGCAAGATTATCACGCTAGAGAGCATGCGTACATGAAATAATGCAAACCTCGATTGCTCAAGAAAAACCCGATTAATTTTACCAAAACACTTGCGGGAAATTGCAAGATTCCTGTATAAATATGTTCCTCGCGATGCTCGTGGTTGAGATCGCGATATTACTTTCTTGCTTAACATAAGGAGAAACTTCAATGAAATTAAACCCTATGCACGACCGTGTTGTAGTTCGCCCCAAGGCCAACGAAACAACTACTCGCAGCGGTATTGTGATTCCAGACAACGCACAAGAAAAACCCAGCCAAGGCACTGTAGTGGCTGTTGGACCTGGGCGCACCCTTGAGAATGGCACAGTATTGGCCATGACTCTCAAAGCAGGTGATCATGTGCTGTATGGCAAGTATGCCGGACAGAGTATCAAGGTAGACGGCGAAGAGCTGACTATCCTGAAAGAAGAAGATGTTTTTGCAACCGTTGAACAATAAGGAGAACTACTATGGCAGTTAAATCAGTGCAATTTGGCGGCACCGCCCGCGAACGTATGGTACAGGGTGTCAACACTCTGGCCGATGCAGTAAAAGTAACACTAGGCCCTAAAGGCCGTAATGTGGTAATCCAAAAGAGTTTTGGTAGTCCACATGTGACCAAAGACGGCGTGACTGTGGCCAAAGAGATCGAACTAAAAGATCCAGTGGAGAACATGGGCGCACAAATGGTCAAAGAAGTAGCAAGCAAGACCGCAGACAAGGCCGGTGATGGTACTACTACCGCGACTGTGTTGGCTCAGGCAATTGTGCGCGAAGGCGTCAAGTATGTGACAGCTGGCATGAATCCCATGGATCTCAAGCGTGGTATTGATCGTGCTAGCTCTGCTATTGCCGACGAGTTGGCCAAGATCAGCAAACCCTGCTCTAGTGCCAAAGAGATCGCACAGGTAGCAGCACTCAGTGCTAACAGCGACTCAGAGATCGGTAACATCATTGCCGAGGCTATGAACAAGGTAGGCAAAGACGGTGTGATCACTGTGGAAGATGGCAAAGGTCTAGAAATGGAACTGGAAGTGGTAGAAGGTATGCAATTTGACCGCGGCTATCTCAGCCCTTTCTTTATCAACAATCCAGAAAAGCAAAAGGTATTTTTAGACAATCCTTTTGTGTTGCTGTATGACAAAAAGATCAGCAATGTTCGCGACATGCTGCCTATCCTAGAAGCAGTTAACAAGAGTGGTCGTCCATTGCTGATTGTTAGCGAAGATGTCGAAGGCGAAGCACTAGCCACTCTAGTAGTCAACAACATGCGCGGCATCATCAAGAGCTGTGCTGTTAAGGCTCCTGGATTTGGTGATCGTCGCAAGGCCATGCTGGAAGATATCGCTATTCTAACTGGTGGTACTGTGATCGCAGAAGAACTAGGTTACACACTAGAGAAGGCCACTGTTGACATGCTAGGTCAAGCCAAGCGTGTAGAAATTGGCAAAGATGACACTATCATCATCGACGGTGCTGGCAAGGAAGATGCTATCAAGGCACGTGTCAAGGCTATTCAGACACAGATCGAAGATGCTACCAGCGACTACGACAAAGAAAAACTGCAAGAGCGTGTGGCCAAACTGGCCGGCGGTGTTGCTGTTATCCGTGTTGGCGCTGCTACCGAAGTAGAAATGAAGGAAAAGAAAGATCGTATTGACGATGCACTTCATGCTACTCGTGCCGCAGTTGAAGAAGGTATTGTTGCTGGAGGCGGTGTAGCTCTGCTACGTGCTCGTCGTGCGTTGGATGCAGTCAAGAGCGACAATGCTGATCAAGAAGCTGGCGTTAAGATTGTGTTCCGTGCCTGCGAAGAGCCATTGAGAGCGATTGCATTCAACGCTGGTGCAGAACCATCAGTAGTAGTAAATGCAGTAACCAGTGGTTCAGGTAACCATGGTTACAATGCTACTACCGGTGAGTATGGCGACCTAGTAGATCAAGGTGTTATTGATCCTACTAAAGTCACTCGTACCGCATTGATCAGTGCAGCAAGTGTAGCCGGTCTATTACTGACTACCGAATGTGCTATCAATGACATGCCAGAAGAAAAGAAATCCATGCCAGGTCCAAACCACATGGATATGATGTAATATAAAAAGGCGGAGCAATCCGCCTTTTTTATTGACAGGTAAGTCAGTGTCTACTATAATAATAAGTACATGATGAGCTTGATCAAAGAATTCAAACAACTAACACCAGGCGAAAAAATAACTATTGCCTGGACTACTGTGTCATTGTTATTTGCAGCGTTTCTAATATTAGTTGGTATTACTGCTACTCGCGGCGAAGACATTGAATACACTAAACAAAGATTAACCGTCATTGAACAGCGTCTAAATAGCATTGACCAACGTATTGAAATTGCTAATAGTCGTAGCCTTGAACTAAGAGAACAAACAGATAGGCTATCAAAAGCTGTAGAAGAGGTATCTAAACATGATGTATCGCAGGACTACGGAATTGCTGAAATAAACAAAGCATTACAGGAAAAGAAACCATCAAAGTAACCTTGACAAACTTTCTAACTTTATATACAATTAACATATGATTCAAGCAGAACGTGAACAAATAGATCGCATTATGAGTGCCGCTAATCGCATGATCTGGGTAACCTTTACTAAAGAAGGCATCCATAAATATCCTGCGGCAGCTACAGATCCGCAGTTGGCCACCGGAGATGAATATGATGTATCGTTTCTTGCCTATCCTCATCGTCACATATTTCACTTTAGGGTGTCAATCGATGTGTTCCACAATGATAGGGACATCGAGTTCATCCAATTCAAACGATGGTTGGAAGGGTTGTATAATGGTGGGAACGCGATTCTAGAATTAGATTACAAATCCTGTGAAATGATTGCCGATGACCTATATATTAAAATTGCTGAACGCTATCCTAACCGCACCGTTATCATTGATGTAAGTGAGGACAACGAGAACGGCTGCTCTATTACCTACAACACACATCGTCCTTACCAAACAGTAGCAATCTAAGCAGTAAGTTTTTTCCAACCAACCTAAACGTCTATACAAGGAGACTACAGTGGCAAAGCCTGTGATTAAACCTAATCCTAAGGTAAATCAAATCTTTGATGATCTTGAAAACTATTTGGAGTTCTGTCGCGATTATGGTTATCGCTATAACGAAGGAGACCTTTACAACTGGCAAAGGTATAGCTGGCAACAGTTTAGTAAACATTCACAGGGCAAGAATGCCAAAAACATGTGGATGGAGGATGCACGTAAACTAGGCAATTAAGGTCAATCATGAGAAAACTTTATTACATGGGTCTTGAAAGCTATGAAGCTAGATATACCCTACAACTCACAGAGTGGAATCGTAGAGTGTTTGAACGTCGCGGGCTAGACGTTGTTTATGTTCCTGGTGACACCATAGACAATACCAAAAGCATCAGCGTAGGTCAAGTGTTAGATGCACATGGCCGAAGCTATTTTTCAATGAGCCAGATGATGAATCTGGTACAGATGATGCGCAACGGAGAGGTACTACACAATGATGTTATCTACTTTGAAGACATGTTTCAACCCGGCATCGAGAGCCTACCTTATATTCTCGATCAAGTTCCTAGCACTCAACGTCCTAGGATTTTTGTTCGCTGTCTTGCTCAATCCATTGATCCTGATGATTTCGTACATGTATGGGGTATGGCAAAATGGATGGGTCTCTACGAACAAATGGTTAATGAATTTGCTACAGGAGTTCTCGCAACCAATGAAGAAATGGTTGCTCATATGCGTATTGCTGGATGGCGTGCTCCTATCTATAATATTTCTGGACTAGCGTTTGGCAAAGAAGAAGTTCTTGAGCGTGTGAATCATAGAATGATGCCGTTTCCACAGCGTCAGCGCCGCGTGGGCTTTGCTGCCAGATTTGATCAAGAAAAGCAACCTGACTTCTTTATGGATGTGGCACAAGAGTATCAAAGTAGACATCCTGATGTTGAGTTTGCTATCTTCCAGGGTGGACCACTGCGTTCTAACAATCCCAAGTACGTTGAACGTGCCAGGACTATGGCTGCTCAAGGACAACTCAAGATCTATGAAAATTTGTCTAAGAATCAATACTATCAACTGTTAACTGACACTCGTGTACTGTTCAATTGCGCACTACAAGATTGGGTCAGTAACACAGTGTCTGAAGCAGACACACTGGGCTGTAATGTGCTGTATCCTGCTTATCGCAGTTTCCCAGAGACTTTTGCCAACGATCCAGATCGCATGTATGTGCCTTGGAGCACTGATGATGCTATCTGTAAGTTAGAGAATCTCATGGAACAGCCACATCACAACATGGGTCTAATTTCTGACTGGAACAATGGCACTGTTGATCGTGTGGTAGATATCATACTAGGACACGGCGAACAGTGGAATCGCAGTGGCAATAGATACAGAGATCATGTACCTGAGGCCAAATATCCGGTAGTCAAACTATGAAAGTACTAGTAACTGGTTGTAGTGGTTATATTGGTGGTCAGACTGCGATCAAACTAAAAGATCTTGGCCACCATGTAGTGGGCGTTGACTGGCAAATGCTGCCTACCCATCTAAGACCTTTCTTGGACAAGTTCATACACGAAGACTTTGGCAGTCAGGCAAGTCTGTTGGATCTGATGCAACTGCAACCTGACGCTGTAATACACTGCGCTGGCACTAGCCTTGTTGGTCCCAGCGCGACCAAGCCTGCACTCTACTACGACAATAACTTTGTTAAAACCAAACGTATGTTAGATACCTTGGTCAGTAACAAGTTCTTTCCACGCATTGTGTTCAGCAGCAGTGCCGCAGTGTATGGCGAAACTCTACTACCGTGTAAAGAAAACGATCACCTGAGTCCAATCAGTCCATATGGTGAAAGCAAACTCATGGTTGAACAGATGCTGAGATCGTATAGATCAGCCTATGGTGTAGACAGTGTCAGCTTCAGATATTTCAATGCCTGCGGCGCAGATCCCAAAGGTAGGCACGGACAAGCAGCCAACGCTACACATATCATAGCTAGAGTTCTTGAAAGCGTCAGAGATAATCAGCAGTTTACTCTTTTTGGCACAGACTACGATACCGAAGATGGCACCTGTGTTAGAGATTATGTACATGTAGATGACATAGTGGCCGCACATGTCATGGCAATCAACAACATGGAAGTTCCGCAGGGCGTGTACAATCTTGGAACCAATCAAGGTGTGAGCAATCTTGAAATTATCAAACATGCAATCAAGATCACACAGATGGATCTACGCATTGTAAATGGTCAAAAACGTGCCGGTGATCCAGCAATATTGACAGCCAATGCCGAACGTTTTACTGCTATAACAGGTTGGAAACCAAAATACACCTTCGAAGAAACCATCGAACATGCCTGGCGTTGGTATAATCGATGACCTATCAACGCTTGTTTGATTTCGAACAGGCACTGGCTGAATATACCGGTGCTAGATTTGCCATAGCTACCGACGGCTGTACTCATGCCATACAGTTGGCAATGATCTATGATCAAGTTGACTACTGTAAGTTTACTCCGTTTACCTATCTCAGTGTGCCTATGATACTGCATAGGACCGGCGTTCGATTCGACTACCTGGCGGAAACTGAGCAAACCTGGTTAGGTGAATATCAGTTCATAGGCACCAGAATTTGGGATAGTGCTAGACTGCTGGCCCCAGGCATGTATAGACCTGGACAAATGCAATGTCTTAGTTTTGGCAACGGCAAACCCATGCAGATAGGTAAAATGGGTGCCATTCTATTAGATGATGCACGGGCTTACCAAGAGATAAGTATGTTACGTAGTGATGGGCGAGACCTACATGTTCATCCTTGGATTCAACAAAAAACATTCCCCGTAGGATTTCATTATAGTCCCACTTTAGAAGCTTGCGAAACCGGGCTGCGCTTGTTGCCCACAGTTGACCAAACTCCTAAGTTCGTAGCATACAATGATTGCAGACTAGTAGAATTTTATGATCAAACAAGTAAAACTAAACATCGATTATGAACGGTACGTAAACGCAGACTATCTAAGCCATAGTCATTCTTGCCTGTGCCAGTTAAAACGTGAACAGGCCGAGTTATATGAACCATGGAACGGGCTACCAGAATCATACACTGATGATAACACCAAACTGTTTCAACTTTGGTGGGATCGTGATCAGATAGACTACGACGATCTTGGACGTCAGTTGGGCATGGAAGTAGTAACTGTGAGTTCGGTACTACAACCGCCCGGTTGTACAATTCCTTTACACAAAGACAGTTTTTACAGACTCAAAACAGAATTTCCAGATCGTACCGAACGTCGTGTACGTGCCAACATACATCTAACCGCTTATCGCATGGGCCAACTGATTCAATGGCAAGAGTCAGGTAGCAGTTTTACCTATGTGGGATGGGAAGCTGGTGATGGTATATTATGGGATAGTACCGTACCACACCTTGGGGCAAACGCTGGCATGGACAACAAAATTACCATGCAGATCTCAGGATTCCTTATTGAATAATAATCTATACTATAGTTACTAAGAAAGAATTACAATGACTGATGTTGAAACAAGCATTGCCTGGGATAACAAAACCTTAGACTATGATTTAGCACGTTACAATTGGTGCGAATGGGCCATGTCCATGATTAATGAAGTAGCGCCTGAAGTTACTGAACTAGAAACCATGCATTTAGTGTTAGAGCCTACCAAAATGGTCAAGGTACAACAGCATGTGCAGAATAGTTGTAGCAGGAAAGACTTCATGGAACTGTTTGATAAATTTACAGCCGAATACATACCAGAACGTATTGGTGGTCGTAGATACATGATTCAACGACAAGGTACGATGCGAGTTGTAATACCCAATCAAGCCAAAGTTGGACGTAGATTACAGTTTCATCAAGGTATCTTTGTAGGTAATGGACGCGGTCTAAGAACAATTTGGACACCATTTACTCGTTGTGGTGGCACCAACAGCATGTGGATCATGGACTTAGACGAAAGCAGACGTATTACCCGACAGGTTGTTAAAGAAAAATGGAGTTTGGAACGATTCGAAGACGAGTGTTTGAAATACGCATGGCCTGTTACTTTAGTACCAGGACAGAGTCATTTGTTTTTTCAAGAACACTTACACGGCAACGTCAACAACGAAGAAGGTTATACTAGGGTTAGCCTAGACATGCGCATATTGATCGAAGGCGAAGAATATGGCCGCAAGTTGCCGGGTGGATTTTTTAGATTGCCCGGAGATCACGAAGCTTCAGAAACTACCGACAACACTGGTAGAAGATTTATCACCTATGCTGGATGGAATAGTACGTTCAGTCGAGGGATTCCATTACCAATGCAACGTGCTACTATAGATGCTTACTGTAACCGCCATCGCATCAGTTACAACGATTATCAATTTGAAAACGAACACTTAGATTGGCAACCTGCGTTAGAACATTTTATTAGAGAACGCCCCGACGGTATAGCCATGTGTAGTATGTTTAGTCTGCCTGATGACGCTGATAGACGTAATGAACTGTTAGAACTAGCCTTAAATCTTGGTGTTGAATTACACTTTGCCAATGAACTGTGTTCGCTACGTAGTCAACAAGATATTGACAGAATAAAAACATACCTCGACTTTGGTGTAGCCAAAAAAGGTCAGTACGTCTGGGAAGACTAGGCAATGGCATGCACAACATATACCTGTTCCAACCTCAGTATGCAGTAGAATATCGCAACGAAAACAACTACTGGTTGCCCTATAGCGTTGGCTGTATCTGGAGCTACGCACAACAGTTTGATCGTATAAGAGACAACTACCGTGTAGCCGACATAATCTTTCGCAGAGAACACCCCGACGATGTCCTAGCACGGATCAATGAACCAGCTGTCTGTGCTTTTTCCTGTTATGTATGGAATAAAAATTATTGTCTGCATCTAGCCGAGCGTATCAAACGCCGCTGGCCTAAAACACGTATTGTGTTTGGTGGACCAGAAACATCTGGGCGTATGATACGCTACGATTTTATAGATAGTCTAATCATGGGCGAAGGTGAAGAAAACTTCTTGCAGATACTAGATGATCATCTGGCGGGTAAGGACCCGGAGGTGTTTTACGAAAAACGCAGACTTGATCAACTAGACATACCTAGTCCGTATCTAATTGGCATGTTTGATGACATTATGTCTAGATATCCAACCGCAGTTTGGTCAATGAGTTTTGAAACTAACCGAGGCTGTCCGTTTGCCTGTACCTTTTGTGATTGGGGCACTGTGACCTACAGTAAGGTAAAACGATTTGATATTGAACGTGTACGTGCAGATCTAGAATGGATAGTAGGCAAGAATGTAGACTATCTAGTCTGTGCAGATGCCAACTTTGGCATATTCAAAGACAGAGACATAGAGATAGCACGTATTATTAGAGATGTGGCTAATCGTAGTAACCTAAGCACTGTGAATCTTCAATATGCTAAGAACAGTTCCGAAGTGGTATTTGAGATAGCACAGATCATTGGCGATCTTAGTCGCGGAGTTACAATCAGCATGCAGAGTATGAATGATTTAACTCTGGAAGCCATTGAACGTAAAAACCTAGAAATTAACGACATGAGTAAACTCCTGTCCATGGGCGAAGAACGAGGCGTGGCTACTTATACTGAAGTTATTCTGGGATTGCCGTTGGAAACCAAAGACTCCTGGCGTCGCGGCATGACCGATATACTAGAATTAGGACAACACCAAAGTATAGACATGTGGTTGACTCAACTGTTAGAAAACAGTGAACTTGCACAGTTAGCTAGCAGGCAAAAATACGGAATCAAAAGCATACTAGCCAAAGACTACATGCCCTTATTCAATAAAAACGATTACAGAGATATCGAAGAAGACATTGATTTGGTTACTGCTACCAACACCATGTCCACCGAGGACCTTATTGAAAGCTACATGTTTGGTTGGATGATCATACAGTTTCATATCAGTGGTTATAGTCAAATCTGGAGCAGGCATCTTCGTGAAGTCAACGGTATACTCTACAGTCAATACTATGATCACATGTGGCAACTGCTACAGACACATCATTTTTGGGCTGCACATTATCAAGATATACGTGATATCATATCTACCTATTTACATACCGGACGTATTAGTCGAATGGATCGTAGAGGGGGGCATGGCATGAGTAGCATGAGTTTTGAATACCTTTATCGCAACCGTTATCAGGCCTATGATTTCGCCAAGGAAGTAGCTGCCGAATTTGATTTCTACGACATTACTGTAGATCAAATTCAAAGATGCCTGCTGCATGATAACAGTATTAAACCCACAATTTGGTTATTGGATCGGCATCCAATAACCTGGCGTCCGGATCCGGGCAAATGGCAAGTGATTACCAGACCGTTAGCTGAAGGGTTGGACTTCTATAGTCTACGCCGTCGTGGTTTTCTCAAAAATAAATTCGCCAAAGTCTAGGCTAATTCTAAATAAACGTTGACATACATCAATTGTTCTAGTACAATTGTCCTTAGCCAACCTGGAGAACTTAATGGTTTACAACAAAATATATGAAAGTAACGACGTTGAACAAACAGGAGAACTTTTGAAACTACCAGCCAGTCACCGAATCAGACAGAGATTAGAAGCAGCCAAACACAGATATCATTCCAATGATAACATTGCTGATTTTATCAAAGATGGTGAATTAGATGAACTTCAACAAGAAGTAGCATTGAAGTTAGAAGATGTATTACAAAGTTTGGTCATTGACACAATACATGACCATAACACACAAGATACTGCGAATAGGGTTGCAAAAATGTTTATTCGCGAAACCTTTAGTGGGAGATATAGGCATGCTCCAAAAGTTACAGCTTTCCCTAACATGGGCTATAAGAGTTTATATACTACTGGCCCTATTAGTATTCGCAGCACCTGCGCTCACCACTTCCAGAACATTGTCGGTAGATGTTGGGTTGGGATCATTCCTGAAGCAGAAGTTATTGGACTTTCAAAGTTCAATCGATTGGTACACCACATCTGTGAACGACCTCAGATTCAGGAAGAAATGACCACACAGATTGCCGAAGCACTGAAACAGTACGCCAAGACCGAACACATTGCAGTGGTAGTCAAAGCCGAACATCACTGTATGACCATGCGTGGTGTACGTGAACATGAATCAGACATGACTACTGCTATCATGCTAGGTGCGTTCAATGACGATCCCGCACTGAAGAAAGAGTTTTATGATATTTGTCTGAGCATGAAAGGACATGGATAATGTTGCCCACAGCAAAACGCACTCCAGACTCGCTAACTGACGAAGAAATCGAAGACTGCATTGAAGGCAGCAGTGACATAGACATGATACGAGAAATCCTAACCAAAGCCTACGTCATCAACGATCAGGGCTTTGTTGAAGAGGACATTTTTGCCAATTGGTTTGCCACCGGGATCGAAGGGTTCATTGACGCAGACCCCGATACCGAAGAATTTGACGAAGCTTGGCAAGCAAATCACGAATGGGCGTTAAATATAGCTGCAAACATAAATGACCTATTAGCCTAGATAAAGTGGAACTCATTACTCTGTTCAAAGGACCTGCCGCTATATTAATAACGGTTGCCATGGGATGGGTAATGCTCAAATGGATAATCTGGCTAACTCAGCGGGACGATCAAGAGTGATAACATGTCAGACGATAACAATAATAATGAACTCAAAAAGTTCAAGCCAAAGAAGAAGTTAACGGTACCACCAGAGTTTCTAAAAGAAGCCAAGAGCTACGACGACAAACTGGTCCTAGTCAAAATGCTTACAGAGAAAGAAAAAGGTCGTGTGCTTTTGCTTTTGAAGTCAATGCTCAAGGATGCGGTAGCCAATAGAGATAAAAAATGAGAAGACTAGTAATCTTCATCTATTTTCTCATAATGATGACTATGTCGTTGCGTCTACGCGAGTTTTATGCTACACTGTTATTAATGCCTAGTTTTTTAATTTTTTATGTGCTGGGCGAGAAACTAGATGAAGAGGATCAATAATGGCAACATGGACTGTGTCTACCTATTACAAAAAGTCTTGCGAAGAACACGAACACTACTACAAAGGTGATCAAACTATCACTAGAAAAACTGGATTTCGTGGCGCCACTTTTATCGTTGAGACCAGCGATGATAACCCACCAGAGTTTGAATTTGATTATGTACCTGGTGGTGATGGCAAGCTTGACAGTATCAACATGTACGACTGCTGTGTCAATAACATAGAAAATGTTGAACTAGACAACATGTGGGACGGTTGTTGGGAGGACATTGAGTTTCCTGACGACATGGATGAGGAAGAACAAGAACGTCTAATGGAGCTGTTTGAAGAATCTAGCATATATGAAGTGCTAGAAGAAAATGAAGGTTGGAGTCAAAATGACACAGATGCCTGGATTTGGGGGCCAATCCTTATTCAGGACCAGGATGGCAATCAAGTCAAAATTATCTGTGCCGATCAAGAAGGTAATGTAGTAGAGTTCCGAGAAGATGACGATGAAGAAATCACCTTTGACGAACTGACAAAAGTAAATCCTGCCGACGAATCAACAGTGGTCAGCAGTATGGCCGCGTGGCCATTTCCAGACATAAGGACTAACATGAAATTAAGCGACAAACTAACTAAAGTGAATGAAAGTTTTACCATCAACATGTACGACAACGGCTACATGCTTGAAATCGCCGGCCGTGATGGCAGCGACAATTGGGCTGCTGCCAAGGTATTGGTACAAAGCGTAGATGAGCTACTGGACCTAGTCAAAGAAGCAACACAAATGACCAGAGAGTAATATGAAAAGTGCAGCTGATCTAACTAGCGAAATTATTAGCCGTGCTCAATCTATGCGCAGCTACAAAGTTCGATTGCGTGTAGATGATGGTTGGTTGCCACACGGTCCTGTGCCTTTTGATATTCATATCAAAAACGGCATAGCCACTTTGACTATCATAGCTGAAAGTGAAAAACTGGCCAGAGACCAAGCCAGCATCTACATGGAAAGCGAAGACTGGTTAGATTAGCTGCTAAATATTCGCCTCACAGCGGCCTTTCTGGCATTCATCCCGCTATACAAATTCTGCAAGCCTATGCTAAAATTTAACATAGGAGAATTCAATGTACCTTACGGAAACGTACCCAACAAGAGTTTACAAATATACTAGCACCAAAGAGTATCACGATGCATTTCCTTGTGCCTATCGCCAATGGCGTGCGGATAGTCACTGCAATCTTATTCATGGTTATAGTTTTTCAATGAAGTTCTACTTCGGCACAGACAATCTAGATGCTCGTAATTGGGCGGCAGACTACGGTGGGCTGAAAGAACTCAAAGCCTTCTTAGAAAGCCAATTTGATCATACCTTGATTGTAGCGCAGGATGATCCAGAACTGGAAACATTCATGATGCTACAAGAAAAACGAATGGCCAAGATTGTAGTGCTGCCAAGAATGGGTTGTGAAGGACTTGCTGACATGCTGTACAAGTATGTGAATGGTGTTTACATTCCTGACATGTGGGGTCCAGGTGAAGCTGAAAGACTTTGGTGCTATCGAGTCGAAGTTAGAGAAACACAAAGCAACATGGCATTCAGAGAAGGACATAGAGAATGGGGTGAGGATCTGTTTGCATGAACTATCATGCACACATCTATTGGAAGCACATAGGACAACGTGTGCAAGCCTTGTCTTTGCGTTCGCAGCTTGAAGCTTTGGGCTGCAACTTGGGCAAGATTCATGACAAGCCCATAGGGCCGCACCCTTTGCCAATGTATCAAGCCATGTACGATAGTTCCAATCAACAAGCAGTAGAATCTCTGTTGCAGACTCAAACTATGAGTATTCTACTTCACGAAGATATAGGTATTGATCATGTGCGCGATCATACTGAAGGGGCAAGATGGATTGGAACTCCTTTAGAATTAGACTTGGTATTTTTAGAAAACTTTCAAGAGTAATATGGATCCACAAATACAAGAAGCACTAGACATCCTACAAGAAGAATGCGCCGAAGTTATAGTTGAAATCAGCAAGTGTCGTAGATTTGGTCTTGATTCAATGCACTACAAGACTGGTGTCGAGCATCGAGCTATGCTCGAAGCAGAAATTGGTGATATGCTAGCACTGGTTCACATTCTGGTTGCTCAGGGCATTTTAAGCATTGATAATTTAGAGCAAGCAGCAGACAATAAAAAAAGAAAACTTGAACAGTGGTCAAACATTTTTAATACACAAAAGGCAACCGATGAGTAATTCACATCAATATCGAATAGCTATTTTACTTCCAACTAGAGGCCGTACTGACATGCTCAAACGCAGTTTAGAAAGCCTAGTCAGTAAGGCCAAAGATCCAGCGTCAATACAGTTCATACTTGGCTTTGACAACGACGATACCGACAGCCAACAATACTTCGAACAGCAGATCGCACCTGTGATCGATGACAGCGGAGCTGGCTGGGAATTCTATGAATTTCAACGACTGGGCTATGATCAACTACATCTTTATGTAAATCAATTGGCCAGTTACGCCGATGCTGATTGGTTTATCTTCTGGAACGACGATGCTGTCATGATTCATGATAACTGGGACGAACAAATCTGCGCTCATACCGGTCAGTTCAAAGTGCTAGCGTTTGATACACACAACAAGCATCCATATAGTATTTTTCCTATAGTGCCCAGTCAATGGTATCGTATCTTGGGGTTCTTGAGTAGGCATCAACTCAATGATGCATACATCAGCCAAATGGCCTATCTGTTAGATATTATGGTGCGTACAGACATCAAGGTCGAACACGATCGATTTGATCTAACTGGCCAAAACAAAGACGCTACCTACGAAGAGCGCAGGCTCTATGAAGGCAATCCGTCCGACCCTAGAGACTTCAATCATATCTCAATGGTGACCTTACGCAGCGCAGACACAGACCGTATAGCCGAATGGATGAAGTCTGAAGGCCTCGATACATCATATTGGGACAATGTCAAAGCAGGTCGTCAAGACCCTTGGGCCAAGATGCGAGCCAATGATGTGAACAAATTTTTAGCGTTGAGTCAATGACAAAATTAAATCTATCACAGGTTATAGAACGTATCCAATCAGAACCTTTAGAAAAACTAACTGATCCGGCTTATCTTGAGTTTAGGTTACTGCCTGAACTTGGATTGAACGACAGACACATGCATCAATACCCAAGCAGTCTGCATCCTTACTGCGGTATAGGTATCGATAGTTGGCAGTATCCCAATCAGTTTAGTCGTTACTTGCACTATCTGTCTAGTCAAAAAATTAACAGCTATGTAGAAATTGGTTGTCATAAAGGCGGTACTTTTATCATCAC